CTACGTCGAGGATTTGTCGACGACGAGAGGACAGTGCAGATGTGTGAAGATGGGCGGCTGAATTTATCAGTGGTTCCCTTGATCTTGCCCGTCAAAGAGCCGTCCGTGAACGTCGCGACGTTGCTGTCTGCCGATACGATTGCCGAGAGCTTCATCGTCGGCGTCACGGACAAGTCGCCGTTCTCGTGCTTGCAGATGTTTTGATCCATGTAGAAATCGAAGCCGAACTTTCGCCCGAGCTGCGCGTTGATAGATCGCGCTCGTCTCGCCCGTGTGCCCGACCGAGTTGAAGGCGTCAAGCTCCAAGAGCTTTGCGTCTGCCGCTGTGTCCAAGACCGCCATGCGCCCTGCCATCGGCACTTTGTTGTCGTTCATCTCTTTTCTGACCGCCGTGATTGCCGCGACGCTTGCAGGCGTGTTGCCCGGCGTGCCGACGGTAAAGGCGTTCGGGTCAATCTCATAGCCCGTCAAGACGCCCTCTTCTTCGTAGTCCTCTAAAGCACGCATGACGCCCGCCTCATAGAGCGGCTGTTTGACGCACTCGGGCAGCTCTACGCTCGGCAAGAGCCGCAAAAGCTCCTCTCTCGATGCTTGATGCAATGGCTTCACCTTCCTAAAATATAGAGATATGCCCCTCTTGATTTTTTGCGCAATATTATGTATAATCCTACGCAAAGGGGGCTTGTTCATGAAGATTTCCGAGCTTATTAAGATCCTCAAAAAGAACGGCTGCTATAAAGAACGAAGCGGCGGAAATCACGACATCTGGTACAGCCCTATCACGAAAAAACTATTCCAAGTTCCCCGGCACAGCGGTCAAGAAGCAGGGACAGGTCTCCTAAACAGCATTATGAAGCAAGCCGGTCTGAAATAGTCTGCATAGAAAGGATGGTTTCCATGAAATATGCGTACCCCGCCATTTTCCAACCGGAAGAAGGCGGCTTCTTCATCTCCTTCCCCAACCTTGACGGATGCTTTACGCAAGCGGTTTCCATTCCCGAAGGAATGGATATGGCGGCAGATGCGTTGAATCTCATGCTTTGGCACATGGAAGAAGAAGCCTTGAACATTCCCGCTCCATCCTCGCTCCGTGATCTAACCTGCGATGCCGACAGCTTCGCGACGCTCATCAGTGCAGATACAGACGCTTACCGCAAGATCCACGACACAAAAGCGGTACGAAAAAACCTCTCCATTCCCCGATGGCTCGACACCCTTGCCACCGAACATAATGTGAACTTCTCGAACATCCTGCAAAATGCCCTCATGCGCGAGCTGGGCGTCACCAAGACATAACCGCTTCCAAGAAATTGTTTCTTAAACTTCCACGGTAACGACTTCGTATTTCTGCTGAACAAAAAAAGACAGCATCACGCTGTCTTGTGTGGTATAATCATTGTAGGTGCTATCTATTCGGTAGGCGGTCAATCTTAGCCCCTGGCGGTCAACGTCAGCCGCGCATCTGCGCTCTTCGAGCTTGATTTGCGGGACGTTTTCGCATACGACCTATTTACCAATCAGCCGCGCCCTTCGGGCTTGCTTCTTGGATAGGTCAGCAAGGGGGCGTTGCTCATGACGATAAACGATTTAATCGCGTTGCTCTTAGTAACGCTGTTCATCCTCATCGTTCTGAAGGCATAAGAAAACCCGCCTGACCCCGACAAGTTTAGGCGGGCTTTCTCGTTCAAATTAGCCGGGGCTGACCGTTTACACGATAGCACCTTTTCTATGCTCATTATACATCTCATCGCCTAAGATAGCAAGCAGGATGTACTTCGATTTGCTGTAGAACAGCTTGTCGTATTCGGGCGTTTTGAGCTCACGCCGACCGGCGTGCTTCTCCATCGTCATATAACCTGCTTCGCCAGCTCGACCAAAGTCTTTGCCGCGAAATCGGTCAATGCGTTCCACCCAAACTTTCCAAACTTCGTGCGCAGTTCTGCGACCTTCTCGCTCCCGGTCAACCCCCGTTCAATGTCCATTTTTTCCTCAACGAATTGCAATCCTTCGCGCGTCATTTTGATGAAGTTCGGTATGACCGCATCGGGATATGGTCGACCTGCTGGATAGTGAATTTTCGCACCGCGAATATATCCCTTACTTTCCAGCTTGTCAATCGCGACGCGAAAAACCTGTGCGTCCATATCCAAACTGGTGTGCGTAATCCGGCTCATATCCGGCATATCTTTTTGATACTCCGTATAAATCGCCAACAAAACCTTTTGCTTTGCATCGATATTCATGTGAAAGCCTCCTTTCGTCGAGGTATAAAGAAACCGCCTGACAAGCGCCAAGCGGTCCATATCCCTTAAAAATCCCTGTTATCGCGCTGCCGCAAAACGTCATCCCTATTATAACGCCAATCCACAGACGCAATCTCATCTTCTCGAACATAAGGACTGTCAAGAACATCAACGCCGGGTATTTCAATCATATACGCATACCCCTGTGCATCATGCTGAATATCAATCACCGTACCTTGCCGGCCGTCCTTCAAGGTGACAACATCAATCTCATTTATCTCCATCACGAACACCTTCTCAAGAAGTAACATAGACGGATGTCAAATGTCATGCCGACTGTTGCTCTGATGCCTCATCAACAATCACGCGTTCAATATCCTCGTGCTCGATAACATCTGTTTCGATAACCCCATCAGGTTTATTGATGTCAGCCACATACGCTTTTGCAGGAACAATGACATCAGCAATATATGCCATTTCCCCCGTTTTCAACAAAACCTTGTCAAATTCTTTCACGACCATTGACATCACTTCCTTTTTTTCGTCTATCAACGTGGATCGTTGTCATTCTGACTTCACCATTGTTTTTATCAATAATCCAGCCCGTTAAGACAGATGCCGTTTTCCCGTTGGGACCTCGTAATTCCATAGCGATTTCAAAAAGATCGCCATACCCTTTTCCCGGCTTCTTAACAGGCTTCGCATCATTGATATGCTTTTGAATATTTTCTACAAGATCATCTACATTGGACAGATCATACCCTAATGCGCGCTTAAACGCCCTAGCCTTGTTAATATCTTTATCGGGATTTAAGGCGTATCGCGTAAGTTTCGCCATAGGGATATTTGCATCACCAATACCGTTTATATGTGTCTTAATTATATTATCATTCCCAAACAGCTGCAAATCAAACTTGAAATCCCCCGCGCTCAAACGGCTTTTCGGCTTTTTGAAGCCGTCCCAGCCGCGAAGGAGTTTCTGCCAGTCGCCGCCCTTTTCGTAGGCTTCCAGACCTGCATCGCCGAAGAGCGCTCGCTTTTTCTGCTCGTCAATCGAATCGATGTAGCGCCGCGCACCTTCGGGCTTGATGCGCTTTCCTTTGCGCTCCCATGAGAATACGTCTTCTAGCATACACATACAATGCGGATGGCGCGGGATGCTCGGTACTTTATGCTTGGGATAGATGCCCTTGCCATAGCCTACGTCCATATTGGCGCAGACGTCGCATTGGTCGAACGGGCAAAGGTGGTGGCGGCTTGAGAGCTGCCAGCGGTAGCCCCATATATCTTCGTCGTTTTCTCTTGCGGCGATGTAGCCGTCGAACCATGCTCGCGCCGCTTCCGTGCGTGCGATACGCTCGGCATGGTAGCGCGTCTTTTCTTCGACCGCCGCCCACGCCGCGCGCTTGATTGCCGCCGCCTTGAGTTCGTCTGCTGTGCAGGCTTTGACCAGTTCGTTGTATACGGCTTGCAAGCGCGGCGATTGGATGCCGTGCGGCAGGCTTTGCAGCATCACGGCTTGCCGACGCAGGTCGCGCATGAGTGCGTCGTCGCCCAATGCCGCTTCTGCCGTCCGCAGGAGCTTTGCCATGTCTTTTCTTAGCGTCGCTTTGCTGAGGATGCCTTTGCCGCTGTTATAGCCGTCGTAAAGCTCCATCGCGATGTCTTTGATGCTTTTGACCTGCCGCAGCGCGATGCCGAGCGCGGATACGATGTTGTTGCGTACGGGGAGTGCGTGCAGCCGTTTTGAGAGCTTCATGCCGTCGCCTGTCCATGCCGTTTCTGTGAGTTTTCGCTTGATGTCTGCTTCCGACGGCGCGGCTACGAACTTCGGCAGTATGCCGTAGCCCGCGCACGCTGCCAAGAAGAGCATTTGACTTACCGCCTGCGCGTTCGCGCCGAAGAAGCCGACGTCTCGAATGGCGTCTTCTACGGCTCGCGTCATGGGTACGCCGTCGTTGAACTTCTGCAGCACGCTTTCGACGAGCGCATCGCCTATGGCAAGGTATTCTTTCCGATAGCCTTGCAAGATATTTCGCACGGCTTCTCGAAATTCACGCGCTTTGAAATCGGCGTCTTTCGGCATGGCTTATTCCTCGCTTTTTGCTCTTTCGTCTGCCTGCGGCGTTTGCTCGATGTCCTGCATGATTTCGTCATAGCGACGGTCGTCTACGTCGGCGAAGTAGACTGCTGCCGCTTTGCGGTTGATTTCACGCGCAACGACTTCGCCGCCGATGGCGAGCATTTTCATCTGCGCCGCTTTGTTCAGTTCGTCTTCGATGTCCGTGATGTTGAAGGTGCGCGGGTATTTGACCTTGAGATTTTTGAGGTCGATCCCCGCCCAGCGTGCGAAGATGCGAAATATCTTAATCTCAGCGACTTCGCAGTTTTCTGCCATGTCGGCAAGTTCGTCCGTCGTTTTTTCAAAGTCCCACTGTTTTGCGACGCCCGATGTTTTTGTTTCTACCCCTACGACGCTTGACAGCCCCGCTTGGCGGTACATGTCGTCTATGATGCTTTTTATTTCTTCTTGCAGAACCTTGACAGGCTCTAAGGGCGGGGCAGTGAATGTCGGCAAGTGCTGCGCTTCGCCGTCTGTGACGAGCATGTTTCCCGTGCCGAGCGTCAAGCCGATCTCTTTGCCGTCTTCGTCTTTTTGCTTCAGCGCGGCGGCGGCTTTGTGCGTCGCGGGATAGATCAGGACGGGAAAGCATTGGTTGCGCAGTATCTCGCGCTTTTCGCTGTCACGGTTGTATACGTCGCGACTGGCGCGGGCGATGTGGAGCATACTCGGCACGGGAAGCGGCGTATCGGCGTCCTCGTCGGCTGCCGAGAGCGTGACGATGGGCAAGATGCCAAGACCGTGTTCGCCCGTGCGCGTTTCGCCGCTTTCTCCTTCCGTCTTGCAGCTCCATGTCGTTTGCGTCCATGTCCATTCTTCTTTTTCTCCCGTGCCGGAGAGATCGTGCTTGCTTCTCTTTGTCGTCAGCTTGTAGGAAAGGCTGATGAAGCGTCCGGCGCGGTCGGTTTCGTAGTCTGTGACCTGCTCGGGGTAGACCGGATAGAGATACGGGAACAGTCGCTGTTCGAGCGCGTCTTTTTGGTTCACGGCTTGTTCGTCCGCCGCGAAGTTGTCTACGACGATGAAGATGCGCCCGAAAAGCCGCGCCATCTTCGCCGCCTTTTTCATGAAGGCGTTCAGCGTCGTACCGCTGCCATCGACGTCTTCGACAAATTGCTTGAGCATTTCGTTGTCGTCGAAGTCGCGCACGATGGTTTTTTTGAAGATCGGATTTGTCAGCGAATGGATAATGACTTTGACGAAGTTGGAGTATCGCGCCATTTTCTTTCGCAGAAGATAATCTTCCGGTTCTTCGCGGCTGTGCATGAAGAGGTAGCGTCCGTCCTCGAAGCCGCCGCCCCCTGTGTATGCGTCACGCAAGAGTTCGTAGTTATCTGTCATGTTCTGCCCCTCTCAATACAGTTTATGCCGCCCGAAGATCGGCGGCATGGCAAGCAGCATATCGTTTTCCAGCCCGTAGCGAACGGCGTCGATCGCGTGATTGTCCTTGTCGGGATACGCGGAGATGAACTGCCCGTCTTTGTTGCGCATGTATTCGTAGCCGATAAACTCGCGGTAGGCGTTCGGACAGCGGCGCTTGTCGATGTAGATGCGATGCAGCCTTTGCAGCCACTTGATGCCGAAGTCCACGGAATCGGGACCTTTCTTGACGGAGAGCATGTTGAGTCCGTAGTCTGTCATCTCGTCAATCGACTTCGGCTCTGCACTGTCCGCGCCGATCGGGCGTCTTCCTGCACGCGGCAGGATCAGCTCTGCCGCTCGCCTGTTTTTCATGCGCTGCGCATATATCTCGTCGAAGATGTATAAGTCTTCACGCTTTGCATCGTAGTGCATACCGACGTAAGCGAGCGGATCGACGGCAAAGCCGAAGTCCAGACCATGCCGCAAATGGTCAAAGGCGGCGACTTCTTCCTCGCTCATTTCCCGATCTTCCACATTGTCAAAGACGCTGCCGCCCGTGCCTGTGACTTCGCCGAGGTATTCGTGCCGGTAGAGCGTTTCGCTCTTTTCCTTGAGCCGCTCCGCTTCTAAGATGAACTGCTCGCCGAGCCAGCGGCGCGGCACATCGAGATACGTCGATTGATGCACGACGCGATCTTCGCGGTCGAAACGCGCTTCTTCATTGACCCAGTTGTTACGGCTCTTGGGCGGGTTGAACGAGCAAAACACCCAATACCGCTCGCCGCCGCGCAAGAGCGACTGCAAGAGGCTTCGCACTTCTTCCATGCCCGTGAACTGGTCAAGTTCTTCGATCCAGACGATGCCGACATAGCCGAAGGGGAGTTTTAGCGATTTGACTTTTTCTTTGTCATCTACGCCGAGAAAGAGGATTTTCTGCCCTGTCCTCTTGTAAGTGAACGAAAGCGGGCTGACCCGATCATCGAACGCCCCTGCCAAACCCAACGCATGAATCGCCCACTCGACTTGGTTGTATACGCTGTTTCGAAGCGTGTTGCCAACCTTGCGCAGCACGACCGCATGACAGTCGGGATTTTGCAGGATGCCGAGCGGGACATTGAGCGATGCAAAGCTCGATTTCGTGCTGCCGCGCCCACCTGCGAGCCAGTAATGCGTATACTTATGCCGCTGCACATCGAAGAAGACGCTGTCAAAACTCGGCGCGATGAGACTTGCGATATTCACGATTTTTTCTTCTGTACGGCTCATTCGTCCTCACCTCGTTCAAAAATAAACCGCATCGGTGTGGCATCGCCGCCCTTGTCCTCTTTCAACGCTTTCTCCTTCATCTTCAGCTCACGCTCCTGCAGGCGGATATCAGCGCTTTCACCGATGGTATCAAGCAAAATTTTCATCATCTTCGGGTTGCCGGCACATGCGCTTCGAATAATGCTGCCAAGTACGGCGTCGCTGACCGTGAGTTCTGCATCGCCGAGTTTTGCAGCTTTCATAATGGCAGCCTGCATATCCGGGTGCAATTCCTTGAGCGGCATCGCCATCGCCTCTTTGAGCGCGGTTCTGAGCGCCTTCTTACGGCGACGAGATTTGCCGCTCGCGATGCCGCCTTTTTTGCCGATTTCTCTTGCTTCGCTCTTGGTTCGTTTGGTTGTCGGCTTCAGATTCTCCTCGTTCGCCATGCTACATGCTCACCACCGTCCTTGCTTATTTTTGTGCATACAAAAAGGCAGTCGCTCGGAAATTCCGAACAACTGCCTTTTCCTTATTCTGCTTCTTCCAACTCGCCGTTCCTAAAACTCGTAATGCGTCCACATACTGATAATCTTAACGGTCTTCTCTTCTTCCAAAACCTCATACACCAAACGATGCTGAATATTGAGCCGCCTCGAATATGCGCCTTGCAAGCTGCCGCGCAGTTTCTCATAAGGTGGCGGATTTTGAAACGGATTCTTCTCAAGAATCTCAATGAGCGCCTGCGCTTTCTTCGCTAAATGCGCCGCCTTGAGTTTCGGCACATCGGCTGCCGCCGCTTTCGTGTAGACGATTCGGTAGCTCACCACGTCACCTCATCTGCAGACAAACATTCTTCCGTTGGCGTATGCAGACCATCGACAATTTTCTTCTGCATACCGGGAACGGTGCAAAGTTCAATCGTCGCCATCAGATCGTTATAATCCGCCTCGCTCATCAGCACTGCCGTTCCCTCTTTACCTGTGATATGAATCGGCTCATTGTAGCGTATCGTTTGCTCAAGCATGTGAAACAACTTCTGTCGAAACGCTGTTACATTCATCACCTGCATAATATCTCATCCCTTCTCATGTACATTATAGCGTACACTATCTCAAGGAGCAAGATTTTGCAACAGATTTCATACCGCGCATACAAAAAGGACGCCGCCTGCGCGACGCCCCTGTGCCCGTGTGCAATTTTCGATGGTATCAGTATAGCATGTGATTTCAGCGAAAACAAGGAAGTAAAAGGGAACAAACAGCCTGTTAAAATGTATGTTGGAATGCGATTTTAGTTATCCACAAAGGAAAAGGATCTACTTAGATGACAACCCCTCTTCCTAAAATGCAATGTGAAACATTCACGCCAACATTATATTAAATGTTTTGGATCGCCTTTGGCTGTAAATTTTGCTATTTTCTCCCTTTCTTCTTTTCTGATTCGTTCCGCGAAGTCCTCAATCTTGTTGCATAACCACATTGATACCGTCTTTCCATCCGAGTAATCTGCCTCGGCAAACATATTAATGCGACCATCTGCACGCATTTGTTCCACTTGCTTCATCGCTCTTCCATCCTTTGGTGGATATACAGCAAAAGTTGCACCACCATGTTGGTTAACAACAGAAAAAGCCGGTATATCACTCGGACCATCCGCAACATATACCATATTAATAAAATGCACGCGCCTATTTTGCTCGGGTAAGGATGTGTTTACTGTTACTCCATCGACTCTACCAACACCCTTATTTATCTCAAATAAAGCTCTTGTTTTAGTTGTATTATCAATCGTATATCCTATTTCGCCAATCCGCTTCTCGCCCTTTTCATCCGTAACTTCTATAAATTCACATCCCCAAATTCCATTCACATATTCAGCAATATCCGAACCCTTAATAATTTCTGTAAGCCCTGTGCTAACGATATAATGCTCAACCTTTATATCATATTCTTGATATATCTCATTTTTCTCAATGCGATCACGTGTTCTTTCAAATATTTCAGGCACTCCAGGATAAAACTTTAGCTTCTTGCCATAACTTCTCAACTTCGCATTATCAAGCCCCTTAAATTTATCCTCTTTTGCATAGTTAATCATCTGATTGAGATACACGGTTTCAGGATTAACTCGAACACCTTGCTCACTTTCATATTTTTTCGGAAGAGAATTAACCTCATCCCAAAAAGCTTTACTATCGATATTATTGTCCTTAAAAATAGGATCTTCCATATACCCGCCGATAAGTGTTTTATCAAAATCCCATACAATAGCAATAATATTAGCCATCTCTATCCCTCTCCTTTTAAAATATTTTAATATTATACTCAGAACTATGTTGTAGTATACCACATTATTCAATAGAACCATAGATATTAATTTACTCCCTCATAAACTTGGCTGCCAATTCAGTTGTAACTGTAGCGGCTTCTCGCTCACCCCAAACACCATCAGTGCCACATCACGAAGCGCCTTGCCGCCCTTATCACGCGCCCACTTTTCCGTATACCCCGCATCCCGCGCCACCTGCCACCAAGCATACCCGTCAACATATCGCCCGCGCACAAGTCGCTCATCTTCCGCAGAGAGGCACGACAGCGCCCGATCTACCGCCCTAAGCGTCCTCTCTAAATCCCGCTTGCGCTGCTCCATCTCCGCGACGTCTGCCGCCATCCTCGTGCGCCTTTCTGCCGCCGCTTCCGTCACGGTCAGTTCCGACGCGCCGCCCGTCGGCGTATGTCCATAGCGGGCAATAGCGATGGATTCTCCTTGGAGTACGGCAGTCCGTGCTTCGATTTCTTCCGTGAGGTTCTGCACAGCGACTTTCATCTTGTTGTACCGCCCCAGTATGCGCTTCGTTTCCTTGACACAGTCGCCGTGTTCCATGCGGATACTCCTTCCCTTTGTGTATGCTCATTTGAACCTGTCATTTTTTTACTGGTTGCCGACCATTTTACCAACATCAGTAAAATGATCCACACGCACCGAAAGAGCGGCGTTTCTGCCGCTCTTTTTGATGCTCAAACCTCTCGCCCAGTCCGCAAATCATATCGCTTGATATGATACACCTTACCGAAATCCGGCTCGTATCCGTGCTGCTTTTCCCATCGCCTAAATGCCTTTGTCAAGTGTTCGCCCAGCGATTCGACCTCTGCTCGCGTAAGATTATCCAAGTAACCTTCCGCCACATCATCTGCGACATCGTACGCCTCACGTTGCAGCACCTCGATAACCCCATCCGCATCAATCATCGGCTCAAACGGCTTATATCTGCCAATGTAAACCAAGCGCGGCTTATCTCTCTCTGGATAAGACTCTGCTTCTTACCTCGCCTCAGCCAGTGCCAACTCTATGCTGTCACATTGCCCCGTATAGAGGTCGTCCTTGTAAAAGGCATATTTGTATTCGCTCATGACTGCCACCTCTCTTATACATCCTTCTCATCCAGTCGCAATCCGATCTCTTTGAGCATCTGCTGTCACCTCTACGATTCGCCGTATCACATAATCTGCGCACGGCTGTGCCATGCCGTTGCCGAGCGCCTTGTATCTTGCCGTATCACTGCCGCCCGTGTGTGTAGCCGTCGGGCAAACCCTGTAAGCGTTCGCATTCCGTCGGTGTGAGGCGGCGCACGATGGAATGAGCGACTGCATGATGGTCAACCGTATTCAGCGTATAGGCTTTTTCTTTTAGCACGCCTTTCCCGTTGCCACCGTTCTCAATCTTGCGGGCTATCGTGTTGCCCGCGATACAGTAGCTATGCACTACGGGTACTTGATTCCCGCCCGTTCCCATGCGTGCGTTGAGCGTCGGGACAATGCCGCCTTTGACGAGACGCATGACCTCATCGGCGTGCGTCATGTCGTAGATTGCAATTCGAGTGCCGCTTTCAGTTCCTCGGACAGTTCCTTGCCGCGCTCCTTCGCTCTTCTCAAGATACCCAGACATGCCCTCGCACTCAAATAGTATTTCTCCGGCACATCTTCCGTCGGCTGCAAAATCTGCGACAAGAAAGATTCGACGGCGACGTTGGGGCACTCCCCAATATTGCGCGTCGAGGACGCGCCATGCGATTTCACACTGAGGCAGTTCTGCCATTCCGACTGTCGCCCATTTACCATTTTGAGGTACTGGAATCTCGGTCTGTCCGATTTCTTGGAGCACGGCTCGAAAGTCCATTCCTTTGTTGCTGCTGAATGCTCCCGGCACGTTTTCCCAGACGAAGAATCTCGGATACCTTCCACCGGTGGCGCGTCGCATGGCACGAACAATGTCAATTGCTCGGCGAAACAAGCCGCTGCGTTCATCTTCTAACCCCCTCCTTTTTCCCGCCAAGGACAAGCCTTGACATGGACTGCCTGCACATACGATGTCCACGGGCGGTATCGCCGCCCCGTCCATCTTTGTAATGTCGCCCATTTGCGTGACGTCAGGAAAATGGTGTGCCGTCACAGAGCACGGGAACGCCTCGATCTCACTTGCCCAGACGGGCGTGACACCCGCATGACGCGCCGCCAGAAGCCAACCGCCGATGCCGTCAAAGAGACTGCCGAGTACCATAGACAAACTCCTCCGGGTCGGCTTTCGTGCATGGAATGTAGTCAGCCATCGCTCTTTCTCCTCTCCATCTCCTGTACGAGCATCGCGCGAAAATCTTCCTGCTCTTTTCGTGCAAGACTGTACCTCTCTGCAATATGCGCGACGGATGCACAATGCACGTCGATGTCCGTCACCAGATGTTCGAGCACCTTTGTCCGGAATTCTTTAAGGTGCGGCTTCATCGCCTTCTGCACGTTGTCCATCCCCGGCACACGCTGCTTGAGTGCATAACGAAAGGCGTAGACCATCGCCAGTCGCTCTTTCTGCGTAAGCTCAATGCCGTGCTTCTGCCGCTGCATCTTGCGTGCCGCTTCACGTCCTCGGGCAACTAACTGCTTCTCTGCCATGCGTTCTCTCTGCCGCCGCTCGAATCGGCGGCTCTTTTGCCCCCCGTGCCTCATGCTTCCGCTCCTTTCGCCATGCGCTCCCTCTGTGAATCCTTAAGATAATTCTCTCGCAACGCTTGAAACATCGCAATCGCGGCAAGATACTCACGGCGGTATCTCATGCCATCTTCATTGTCCA